CAGTTTTAAAGAGAATCAAGATTTTTATGCTGTCGTTGGAATTGGTGCATTAGTAATCACAGGTGTTGTAATAGGGATGAGACTTCAAAGAAAGATTGATGTTAGACTTGTTGCAAAAAACCTTAGTAACGTAGCAATATTTAAAAAAGAAGTAAATCCAATGTTCCCAGATACTATGCCAATTGCAGACATCAAAGAAGCTCTACTTAAAATTGAAGGTGCTACATTCTTTGATGCATTAATAACAAATGTTAATGGAGTACAGAGTATAATAGTCAGATAGGGGGCATTTGGAAATGAGTGAGGTAATGAAAATCACAAAAAATCTCGGGGGGATTATTTCTAAAAATAGTCCCCATATTTTAACGGGGTTAGGGTGTGCAGGATTATTGAGCACTAGCATACTAACTGCCAAAGCTTCTCCTAAAGCGCTTAAAATTATCGAAATAGAGGAGGAGTATAGAGAAAAAAATCGCATTAATGCTATGTCCAAGTTTGATAAGGTTAAATTAACTTGGAAATGTTATATTCCTGCGGGCATTGTAGGTGCAGCAACTATAGGGTGTATAATAGGTGCAAATACAGTTAATACAAGACGTAATGCAGCTTTAGCATCCCTATATGCACTGAGTGAATCTGCGTTTAGAGAGTATAAAGCAAAAGTTGTGCAAGAAATTGGTAAACCAAAAGAAACAAAAATAAGAGATGAGATAGCAAAAGATCATATTGCTAAAAATCCACAGGATATCGGTAATATGATAATTGCAGGTAATGGGGATGTATTATGTTATGATAAGTTATCTGGTAGATATTTTACATCTTCACACGAAACTATTAGACGTGTATTTAATGATTTAGACTATGAATTAAGAAGTGAAATGAGGATAGACTTAAATGCATTATATTATGCACTGAATTTACCACTCATTGATTTAGGTAATATGGTTGAGTTTAATTTGGAAAAAGGGAAAATTGACCCATATTTTAGTACTCAATTAGATCCAAATGGCAAACCATGTTTGGTAATAGACTATGATATTTATCCAAAATATATTTAGTAAGTGCTAAATAAACATACCCTATAATGAAGTAAAATTAAAGGAGGTTAATATGAGACTAGGTAGAGGTATGAAAAGAAAAATTATGGAAGAACAAGAGAAGGCATTCATCGAAATGAGTGAAGCAAGTACCCAAAAAGATTGGGATACTGCAAATGAAAGGTACCAAGCGTATACTGAGATGTTAAAACCATCTTGGAAATTTACGCCGGATACCATATTAGTTGTAGGTGGGAATCTATTGGGCATATTGTTAATACTGAATTTTGAGAAGCTTGATATTGTTAGATCAAAAGCAATATCATTCGTCTTGAAGGGTAAAGTATAACCAATTGACGAACTTTAAAGGATTGAAGAGTGTAACAACTCTTCTTTCTTTTATATTCTAAGGGGGAATTACATGATTACAATAAGACATCATAGACCATTAATAAGGTCTATATTATGGATAATTATATTAGTTTTTGTATTACTATTTTGGCCTAGAGAAGTTATAGAACCAGAGGTAATTGTGAAAACTGAGATTATTTATGTGTATGTGTACAACGAATCAGATTTACCTGAGGAATTTATAACCGAGGAAGTAGAAATTACTCCAAAGTATGGATTTACAGATGATGATATTTACCTCATGACCGTATTATTATGTGGATCTGAGAAAGTTGCAGGAGATGGTGAATACGATATTGATTTTGGTAATAAAGATAACCACGATCAAATCTCTCTTGTGTTGAGTGTTGTTATGAACCGAGTAATGTCCGATAAATTTCCAAATACGGTCGAGGAGGTGATATGGGCCCCAGGACAATTTGCCCCAATGACTCGCTGGAAGCAAAAGCTACCCGCAGTCAATCCTGAATCTTATGCGATTGTTAAAGCATGGTGCGAAGCATATGATTCACATGATTTATCTATTATGTCAATACCAGAAACTCATTTATATTTTACAGGTAATGGCATAGTAAATAGAAGTCGAGAAAGGTGGTAGCTAATGGAACCAAAATTAACAAAATCGAGTTCTTTCACAAAATCTATTATGAGTATCGTTGTCTTTTTATATTTTATGGGTTCTCTAATAGGTACTGCACTAGTTGTACTAGCTGCAATTGTGGATATTAAATTGGGCAATACTCTAGATTCAGCAATGTTTATAGCTTATACCGCATATTTAGGGGCTCCGACTGCAACGGCTATAGGTTTCTATGCATGGAAGAGTAAAGCGGAAAATGTATTAAAAATCGGAAAGACTTTTAACGAAGACACTGCTGTAAGTGTCATGGATCTATTATCAAGAATGGAGGAAGATTAAATGGACGTTTTATTATTTGTAGCAAAGCATTGGCATGATATTTTGGTGATTATCTTGTTAATTGTAAGTTTAATTGCGGGCGTTAACAAGTGGGTGAAAAAGAATGGCCCAATACTTAAACAAATGTCAGTACAAGAGCGAGTAGCTTATATTACAAGATTACTTACCAACTTAGCCCCTATAGCACTCGTATTGGTTACAGATGCAGAAATCGAGTTTGGTGGGGGCACAGGGCCATTAAAAAGAAGTTATGTTATTGATGAATTATATAAAAGAATTCCAGATGAATATAAAAAATATATTACAGAAGAAAATCTTGATGCAGTCATTAAGATAGCATTAGAACAAGCAGAGAAATTATGGGAGGAGAATGAAAAAGTTAAACGTATTGTTTATGGAGAAGAAATATGACGGAATCAGCAGAATGGACATTACTAAAAGGAGCAGAATTTGGTAATAAGAAAGATGCACAGTGTTTTTTAGGGTTAATGATAGTGTCTCATTTTGGATCGGGAAAAGGTTTAGTTTGTTCCATGCCTAAAGAATTAGATTTTAGAATTGTAGAAAGAACGGGTAAGTTTCATATAGAATACAGACTGATAGAAAAACACGCCCTATAATGAAGTAATAAATAAAGGAGGGTTTAAAATGAATTTTGGATTAGTTAAAAGTGGAGTTCAGTTATTATCCGGATTTGGAGTAGGACTTATCGCTGATGAAGCGTTGAAAGTGGTAAAGCCACAAAACCTTACAGGCTTGAAGAAAGTAGCTGTTAAGGTTGGTGGATTTGTCCTTTCGGCGATGGTCGCGGATAAAGCTACTGATTATGTCGGAGAAGTGATTGACAAAACAGCAAATGATTTTAAAGAATTTACAAAACCTAAACAAGTTGTTACTGAAGAGGAGACGGAGGCTGAATAAGCCTCTTTCTTTTTCTCACCTTGCAATAAAAACATACAGTATAATGAAGGGTATGTTAAATGCATGGAGTAATGGTAACTCGCCGAGTAATCGGAGACGTGGTTCGAAGCCACTAGCCATATCCTTTTTATTATCGCTAAATTAACATTCAGTGGCAGTAGCAAGAGATAAAATCTCCAGAAATAAAGAGAAAGAGGTGTAAATAGCCTCTTTTCTTTTTATAAATGAGTTAAAATCGTTTATATTTAAAATTTTTCACACTTTTCAGAAAAACGACCTCTGAGAATGCCGTATAAGCGTTTTAAAAAAGTTTTTAATACTAACCTATCAATAAAGGGTATAAATCGCTTAAAACGCCTTCTAGGAGCCTTAGAATCGAAAGGCCTATTTTTGGGCTATTTTTAAGTGATATTTTGAGAAAAAGGAGGTAAAGTAATGACTAAAACAGTCCAACAGTTAAGACAAGAAAAACTAAAACCTGCTCGAGATCATTTTAAGAGTTGCGCTGAATATATTCGTACTTGTTTCCCGTTCGAGATTTGGTCTATGCATGGTTTAAATTGGCCCCACTGGGATAAACTAAGAGTATTAATCTGTAATACTTTTGGGGTTTCCACTATTGATCAAATACCAGATGAATTTATTGATAGTGCAAACGATTTCGCCATCGAAATGATTAATACAATGTTTGATCGAAACATCCAAGCAATGAAACTTTTTCAACAGAAAAAAGAGGAGGAAAGTAATGGATAAATTGGTAGTAGTTCATATTTGGGAAAAGAAGGAGAAATTTAGTTGGGCCGTTGAAGATACGATCGTTTTTGAAACAATTTTAGAAGCAATTGAATACCTTCGAAGTATCGGGTATGGAGATCCCGAAACAAATTATAATACTAATGGGATTGTAAAATTAATTCATACAAAACTTAGTAGAATAGCTCGAATTTCAATGGCTGATTATAAAAGACCTTCAATTGATGTCAAAGAGACCATCCATATTACTGCAAGCGATCTAATTGATATGTTCAAAACATCAGCATTTGAATCGGATGGTATTCGTACGATAAAACTAGATATGAATTCTATTTTAGAGGACGACAAAAGAGTATGCTACTGTAAAGGTTACAAAATTATACTTGAATAAGGAGGTAAAATCATGAAATTGACGCCAATGTTAGGCGAAAACATCATCAATTATCCAGAAACTATTCTGGAGGGCAAACTTTGGCGTATGTCAGAAAAAATAGATGGCGTTAGAAGACTATTCTATAAAGATGTAAATGGCAACATAACTGCCTGGAGTCGAACAAACCATCAAGATATTTGGCTTACCCATATCTTTGAGTTCTTAGAGTCACCCTGGTTTCCAGTCGACACTGTCTATGACTGTGAATTGGTGGATCGCGAATTATATTTTAAGAATGTACCTAGTTTTGAACTTAGGCAAATTAGTAATGCCAAAGCATCTCAACAGTATCCTGACAATAAGCAAGATTTGATAGCTATTTGCTTTGATATTTTCAGACCTGGAAAAGACCTTCGAAGAGCTGAGGAAAGAGATATAGAATTATATTCTCTATTCAATCGAGGAAGGAATCAAGATCCTATGATTAGGGTCCCGATATTTGGTAATATTTATGGAGCCGATATGACAACCCTTCGTAAGACTATGGATAGTATTACGTGTCGAGGGGGCGAAGGGGTAATGCTATTAGATATGAATTCAACTTATATTCCAGGTAGAACTAAATCTTTATTAAAAGTTAAGCAAATGAGAGAATTTCTAGGACGAATAATAGATGTTGAGATGGCTCGTCCTGGAACAAAAATAGAAGGTATGGTTGCCGCCGTAATTTGCGAGGTTGAAGGTTGCACAATACCTGTAAGAGTTGGTAGTGGATTTACTAACGATGACCGAATAGAAATGACAATTAATTCCCCAGTGGGTAGATATATTGAGATAGATGCATTTTCTTATTCAAAGAATAGGAATGGGGCAGTGTCTTTAAATTTACCTATATTTAAACAATTCCTAAAGGAGGAAATATAATGCCAAGATCAACTAATAATTATATTCATTATGATACAGATCATGTTAAGAGACCTATGCCACAGGAAGCGGAAGCAAATTTTCCAGAAGACACAAGAGAATTTTCACTATATAAATCTTTGGACTCTATTTTAGAAGAAGCTAGAGTAACCGAGATTTTATTGATTAATGTACTTGAACTTTTCACTG